CGCGAGCCCCGGCGCTGACACCACGGTCGAGGGCTCCTCCAAGAGCGACAGCATCGACGGTGGCGAACCGGCCGATGATGACGACCAGAGCCCTGACGCACCGGCCGAAGAGGCGCCGGCGAGCGAGGCGCCGGCCGAGGATCCCTACCCGAACCTCTCGCCCGCCCAGGAGCAGGCGTTGGACCGCGACGGCGACGGGAAGCCGGGCGGCGCGCCGAAGGGCGGCAATCGCCGCCACCGGACCGAATAGGCCTGGCGCGGGGGTAGGCTGTGGACATCGCGACCTTTCGTGCGGATTTCCCCGAGTTCGCGGATGTCGGCGCCTACCCCAACGCGCAGGTCACCTTCTACCTGACGCTCGCCGGCAAGCTGCTGAACGCCTGTCGGTGGGCGGACCTGCTCGACATGGGCACGGAGCTGTTCGTCGCCCACAACCTGGTGCTGGAGCGTCAGAACCAGGCGGCCGCGGCGACGGGCGGCGTTCCTGGGGTCCAGACCGGTGCCGTCTCCGGAAAGACCGTCGACAAGGTCTCGGTCACCTACGACGCCTCGGCCGGCCTGGAGACCGACGCCGGGCATTGGAACCTGACCACCTACGGCACGCGGTTCATCAACCTCGCGCGGATGGTCGGCGCGGGCGGGATGCAGTTTTGAGCCTGAAGGTCACCAAGGACGAGGTCGCCAAGGTCCTCGCCGGCATCCGCGGCATCGAGCGCGAGCAGGTCCTGGTCGGCGTCCCCGATGCGCGCGCCGAGCGCCGGGTCGACCCTGCCGAAGAGGACAAGGGGCCCATCAACAACGCCGCGATCGGCTACATGATGGAGAACGGCTCGCCGCTGGCCAACATCCCGGCCCGCCCGCACCTCAAGCCCGCCATCGCCGAGAAGAGGGCCGAGCTGATCGCCGAGTACCGCGAGGGCGCGAAGGCTATCTTGGGCGGCAAGGCGACGAACGCGACTGCCGTGCACCATCGTGTCGGCCTGATCGCCGAGGCCGCCGTGAAGGCCAAGATCACCGACGGCGAGTTCCTGCCGCTGGCGCCGAGGACGATCGCCGCCCGCAAGCGTCGTGGCCGCAAGAGCGAGAAGCCGCTCATCGACACCGGCCAGTACAGGAATTCGATCACCCACGTGGTGCGGCCGAAGAGGTAGCGCATGCCCTTCCTCGACGTGACCGACGTCCTGCTGGACCCGATGTTCTGCGAGACCCTGGTGGTCAAGCGCCGGGTCCAGACCCTCCTGAAGGGGCGCACCCAGATGCAGGTGACGGTCGTCAATCCCGCGCCGGTGGGCGTCGTGCTGCCGCTCGATGGCGAGCTGGAGCGGGCTCCCGACATGCAGACCGCGCCGAAGCGCATCGAGATCCACACCCCCTACCGCCTGCGCGGCGAGAGCAACAAGGCCGACGACAGCGCCGAGTACCAGCCGGACCTGATCAACTGGAACGGTGACGACTACCTGGTGACGGTCGTCGACAACTTCAGCCACTACGGCCGCGGCTTCATCCGGGCCGAGGCGGTCGCCACGCCGCTCGTGGACAACGAGCCGGTCTGATGCCGAACACCTCCGCCACGGGCGGCTACCTCACCCCGGACGGCGTGATCGCGCCGCCGCTTGAGGACGACGCCCTCGACGACTTCCTGGGCGACGTGGTGGCCGCCATCGTCGGCCTGGACCGAGACACCCGGGTCCGGCCGCGCTGGCAGCTCGACCCGCCGAACCCGCCGGCGCGCAACGTGGACTGGGCCGCCGTGGGCGTCCCCAACCGGCCCCGGCGCGACACCTTCCCGGTCATCCAGCACGACGGCGCCGCCGCGGCCGGCGCAGGCGCAGACATCCTGATCCGCAACGAGGATATCGAGCTCCTCGTCACCTTCTACGGCCCGCACTGCCAGGCCAACGCCACGCTGCTCGCGGACGGGATCTTCGTGGCCCAGAACCGCGAGGCGCTGGCCACGGCCGGGATCAAGCTGGTCTCCGCGGGAGAGCCGACCAAGGCGCCCGAGCTCCTCAAGGGGCTCTGGTACCCCCGCTGCGACCTGGCCATCGTCCTGCGGCGCGAGGTTCGCCGCGAGTACCCGGTCCTGAACCTCCTGAGCGCCGCCGGCGAGATCGTCTCCACGGCCGCGACCGTCGCCTTCAACGCCAACCCCTGAGGGACAGCCCCATGCCGAACGGCCTGCCCGTCGAACGCCTGATCGGTGCCGACGTCTTCCTGAACCCGCTGGCGGCTGCGACCGCCAACATCAACAGCCTGCTCATCGTGGGCGACTCCGACGTGATCGACACCGACACGCGGATCGTGAGCTATGGAACCATCGACGAGGTCGCCGCCGCCTTCGGCCAGAACGCCGAGGAGTACAAGGCCGCGCTGCTGTTCTTCAGCCAGGCGCCGAAGCCCGACCAGCTCTACATCGGCAAGTGGGCGCGCACCGCGACGTCCGGCCGGGTCATCGGCAAGGTGCTGTCGGCTGGCGAACAGCTGCTCGCCAACTTCACTGGCATCGCGAACGGCGCCCTGAAATTCTCCATCGACGGGGCCGGCGCCATCACGGTGAGCGCGCTCAACTTCGCGGCCTGCGCCAACCTGAACGCCGTCGCCACGGTGATCAACACCGCCCTTGCGGCCGGCCCCTACGCGGCCACCATCTCCTGGAACGGCTCGCAGTTCATCCTGAAGAGCAACGCCACGGGCGCGGCCTCCACCATCGCCTACCCGGTCGCGCCGGCCGCCGGCACGGACATGAAGGCGCTCCTGGGGCTGACCGCGGCGCAGGGCGCGCGCAAGGTCGACGGCATCATCGCGGAGACCGCACTGGCAGGCGTGCAAGCGATCGACGCCAAGCCGACGTACTTCTACGGCCTGATGGTCGCCTACTCGGCTCTGGTCGACGCCGACCACACCGCCATCGCCGCCTACGTCGAGGCCGCGGCCAAGCGGCACATCTACGGTCTCACCACGGGCGAGGCCACGGCGATCGACGGCAACTCGGCCGCGGACATCGGCTCCGTGCTCAAGGCGGCCGGCTACAAGCGCAGCTTCGCCCAGTACTCCACCTCGAGCGCCTATGCCGTGGCCTCGATGTTCGGGCGCATCCTGACGACCGACTTCACCGCCAACAACTCCACCATCACCCTGATGTACAAGCAGGAGCCGGGGGTGACGGCGGAGGTGCTGACCACGGCCGCCGCCGACGTCCTGGACGCCAAGCGCTACAACTACTTCGCGGCCTTCGACAACGAGACGGCCATCATCGTCAACGGCACCTGCGCGGGCGATGCCTACGTGGACGAGATCATCGGCCTGGACTGGTTCTCCAACCGCGTCCAGACCGATGTCTACAACCTGCTCTACACCTCGGCGACGAAGATCCCGCAGACCGATGCGGGCAACCAGCAGATCGCCAACACGATCACCGCCAGCTGCGATGCCGCCGTGAACAACGGCCTGTTCGCCCCCGGCGTCTGGACGGGGGACGGCTTCGGCCAGTTGAAGACGGGCGACTTCCTGCCGACCGGCTTCTACGTCTTCACGCCGCCGATCTCGTCGCAGAACCAGGCGGACCGCGCCGCGCGCAAGGCCGTGCCGTTCAAGATCGCGGCCAAGCTCGCCGGTGCCGTCCACACCGCGGACCTTCTCATCGACGTCAACCGCTAAGGCAGGGGCTAGAACATGGGCACCTATTCGTTTCTGGACGTCCACGCGACCATCGCCGGTCCTGGCGGCTCCTTCCAGCTCGGCTCCGGCGCGGGCAACGCCGAGGAGGGGATCACCACGGCCGCGTCCGAGGACAAGGGCGCGATGGCCGTCGGCGCGGATGGGCAGGTCATGCACAGCCTGCACGCCGGCAAGCCCGCCAAGTACACGGTGCGCCTGCTGAAGACCTCGCCGGTCAACGCCCAGCTGTCGCAGCTCTACCACGCCCAGGCGCAGTCCAGCGCCACCTGGGGCCAGAACGTCATCACCATCAACGACGTGGCCCGCGGGGACGTGATCGTGGGCCGCCAGGCCGCCTTCGTGAAGCATCCCGACCTCACCTGGGCCAAGGACGGCAACACGGTGGAGTGGGAGTTCAACGTCGGCGTCCACGACCCGCTGCTGGGTTCCGGGCAGTAGGGCGGGTGATCCATGTCTGAGGTCGAGATCGCCGGCAACGCCTACAGCGTCGGCAAGCTGGACGCGCGGCGCCAACTGCACGTGGCCCGCCGGGTGATGCCCATCATGGGGTCCCTGGTGGGTCTGCTGCGCGGGCAGGGGGTTGGCGCTTCCCTTTCCATCGAAACCGCCCTGCCGGCCATGGCCGAGCAGCTGGCCGCGATGCCGGATGCGGACGTGGACTACGTCATCGACGCCTGCCTCTCGGTCTGCCAGCGGCAGAACCAGACGCACGCCGGCGGCGTGTGGAGCCCCGTGCGCGCCCCGAACGGGCGGCTGATGTTCGAGGACGTGGACCTCGGCGTGATGCTCCAGCTCGTGGGCGCGGTGATCCAGGAGAACCTGGGCGGTTTTTTCGGCGGCCTCGGCCAGACTTCAGCCACGGGGGAAGCCTCCCCGCAGGCGTAGATCTCGTCCATATGCCGGACGAGGAAGACTGGCTGTGGCGTCCCGTTGTTCGGGGGCTCTGCTCCGCCGAAAGCAT